GCACCGGGAGGCGCACCGGGAGGGCCACCCGCACCCGGTGGTGCGCCCGGAGGTGCACCACCGAAATCCCCCTGTCCATATTGTTGTGATTGCATTGCCATCATCTCCATCTGCTGCTTCATGTTGACAATCTGCAACCAGATAGGATCGGCAATCGAATCCCCACCCTCTTCCTGAAGCAGTGGCGGAAGATTGCGACGGGCACGAATCTCGTTCTTGGTGCTCCATTGTGATTCAAGCTGAAGGTTTGCCACGATGGTTCGCTCATCCTGCGGAGTGATTCCGTCAAAGATCAATGTAAGGTCGTCGTAATGAGGATGGATCAACGACCGTGTCAACCAATCCGCGTTGCTTTCCAGCAACGAGTACAATCCTTCCTCATTGATTGTTTCCGCAATTTCCCCAGTGGCATTTGCGCCACCAAACAATGCTCCTTGGCTGGCTTTCTCGGAAAGGTTGAGTCGCGATGGATGCATGCCGAAGAATGCGCACTTGATTGACGCCATCAACCGAAAAAATTGCTCGAACTGCATGTCGCTCGGGGTATTCGCAAGATCAAGCACTTGAGCTCGCATGTTTTCCGGTCCCGGCAAGACAGGCATCTTGCTCTTGGGAGTTCCGGCACCACCTTGGCCAAGAATCTGACGCTCAAACGTGCTCAATCCTTCAGCGGAATAATCTCCCGAAAGCACAAGCATGCGCGACGGAAATCCGGGACGAAACAGATCCTTGTTGAAGTTGAACATGTTCAGGAGCAAACTTGTTGCAGAAAGGGATTGCTCCAGCACGGATGTGCCGAAACCCCATCGGTTCAGTTCTCCAGAAGGGTTTGTCCATTCAACATCAATCTCTCCCTTGTTCCAGGCACCAACGATCTGTCCATCAACTTCCTGCACGTATTCGGCATCAGTGATGTCAATGGTGAGTCCAGTCTTCTGGGACCATTCCTCGCTCAGCATCATTCGCGCCACACGTTCATTGCTGATGCCACGTTTTGCCATCCACGGCATGATGACATAGAGAACCGGCAGGATTGTGTCACCCGGAAGGAGATAGAAATCGACAGGGCGACCTCGCTTGTCGCGTGAAACGACCATGGCCCGACGATCAATGACCAATTCTTCCTGCACGGAAACAGTCAGGAAATCCCTGAATGTCTTGTGATAGGTTGACACAGGGTTCTCAATCAGCTCTTCCATCTCCGCACATCTCCGGATGATGTCCGGAGTGCTTGAATCAAAGTTGGGATCGTCAAACCGGCGATGCACAACCCGCCAGCCACGTTGCTTTCCGGGGACAAAGATCTTTCTTGCCAGTCCCTTGACATCTTCAATGCGTCTGGAGATGATGGCACGATCAATGAGACTTTCTCTGGCAACTGCCCTGAGCATTCCATATGGCGGAGTGTCAAGCGGCTTGCGCAACGTTCCCGGAGAAAAACTGACTTGAGCGACCGAAGGGCCGTAGTTTGAAAACCACTGTCCTCTTCGCCGCTCATTATCTTCCTTCATTTTGTCCATGTTCGCCTTGCTGAAGACTTCCTTGGGATCAAGTGCTGTTGATGTAGGATCAATGATGTTTCCAAAACCGTCTGCTTTTACTACCATGTAGGTTATCTCCTTACACCATTAGCACTTCGTCGAACATTTTTCTTGTGTTGCGCGAAACTTCCAATGACATTTCCAACGCATCGAGCATGTCGTCATTCTCGGATCTAGGGTACGTCATGAGCTGATCGTAGAATTTGTGAAATTCCGGATGAACAATGACTGAACGGGTTTCATCCTCATTGAGCAATTCATCATCCTCGCCGGAAAGCTTCAGCATGCGGATCTCGTCAGCTGTGCATCTGCGCAGGAAAATCTTTCCTTGTTCAAACAATGGAGACATGCCCTCGATGCGTATCTGTTTCTTCTTTTTTGCGTAATGCTTGATCTCGCGAATGGGAAGCAATGATTTCTTCATGATCTGCTGTATGATGACATGCTGGAATCCGTTGCCTTCAATGCCATTCATCTGTATCGGATAGGACTGATTCTGCTGGATAACCCTGTTCAATTGATTTGCCACATCCATTCGCTGATTCACTATATCAAAAACGACAATATCCTGATCGGCTGTCTTGCCAATCATGACAAGAGAGAAGAAATCTGCAGCGTCATCCTTGCCAACGGTCCAGTCAACGCCAGTGAAGAATGTCAATGCTTTTCCGCGAAAAAACCATCGCTTGCTTGATGGCCGATATCCAAGATCATTTGCGTCATACCATTGCACCCATGAACTCCTGAATGTACGCGAGGTATCATCACGCGGATCGTTCATGTACTCTTTCTGGAATGCCAGGACATTCTTGGCACGGATTGCACGTAATCGCTCAAGGGAGAATCGTTCAGGCCAGAGCGGCGCCTGTACCTTGATCCCTGCCTCGTCCTGCTTGGTAATGATTGCCTGATATCTTCTTGTGACATACAAATCAGGACGGGCAAGCATCTGGTTCAAGAGCGAACCATAATGGAGCACCGTCCCGACAAGAATGATCTGGCCAATAGGCGGGGGCTCGATCATCGGTTCCACTGCCGAGTCCCACCATGAAGCAAGTTTCTGTCTTTGCACCGAAGTGTCAACCAGTTCGTCATTCTCCAAATCGTCAGCAATGACCAAGTCTGGTCTCCTGAATCCAAACCTGAGACCTCGCAACGGATTGTTTGCCATTCGGGCAAGGATCTTTGCGCGATCCTCAAGTTCATTGCCCCATTTGTTGTTGATCTTGTCCCACTTGCGGAATCCAATGACAAACTCCTCGTCGGTCCACTTTTCCTTCTCTCCACGAGCTGCGCCATCAAAGCTGTCCCAATCTCGACCAAGGACGATGCCCCAGTCGTTGACAAGTTTGTCGTTCATCTCGAACTCTTCCTTGATGTTCCGGGAATGAGATGTAGAGATACGCGCAATATCGGAAATAATGACCACAAAGAATTTTCTTTGTGTCACAAGTGACCAGATGACATACAGAAATGTAATCAATGTTGACTTGCTATGATTTCTTGGAGCGGCAATGACAAGGGTATTCAAGTTCTCCTTGCCTTGCCATTCCTCTTCATTCTTGTGCGTGGCAAGATCAATGATGTCCTTGTGGAAATCCGGAGACGCTTGGAACCAGTATTTGGGGAAATAGATGCGTCCAAACTCGAATGGATCATCAATGGTGCGCTGGATACGCCACTTTCTCAAGCCATCTTCAAGCAGGAGAGGTGCCGGGGACTCCAGAACGGAACTTGTCATGACATGTTCACCGGAACAATTTCGGATATCCCGAGACGGTCTTTCAGCCGGTTCTGCCGTTGCTGCTCTGGCTCAAGAATGAAATCGGCATACAGTCCAGCGCGTTCGCATTCCATGTACATGTCACGGATGACGAGGGCAATCCTTCGGGTGTGCTCATCATCGCCCTCTCCCGATTTCTTCTCCCACGCAAGTGCCATCTTGGCCTGTGGAGAATTGGGAGGGTATGCGTTTCCCATGGAAAGATTATTGTTTTCTACCTTGACATTCACCGACCCTGCCGCTTGTTCGACGGGTGTCAGCCCGGTCACAGAGCTCAACATGCGGTCGATCAGGCCACCAAGCTTTGCCAATGACTCGGGACTGGCGTCATCGCGCAAGTTGGACACCGCCTTTGCAAACCATGCGAGTCCGTCAATACCCGCTTGCTTGCGCTTCATGATCTGCCAGTCGCGAAGCCGTTCTTCCTCAAGGGCCAGTTTCTCGGCAACCTTGCTTGCCTGCTCCGTGCGATACGATTCCCGCGCCTCAACCCATCTGCCTTTTCTTGCGTGGAGACTGATCAACGGAGCGGCGATGTTGCATTCGTTTGCAATCGCACTGTATGACCATCCTCCATACACATACAGCAGCTTGACCAAATGCCAATCGATATCGGGCCTTCCCTTTTCGTGGCCTTTCCTGATAGCCAACGCAAGCTGAAAGGCAGACTCCTCTGCGGTCATCGGCGTTTCCCCTGGGGTTCCATCAGGGAAATCGTTATAGATTGCACCACCCGTATCTTCTATGGGCGTGAGGACATCCGTTTCCTCTTCGTTGTCAATCCACTGGCTAGGGTCTTCGGATTCATTCTTTGCCACGCGCTTTGCTTGCGGGGGTTTTGACGCACGAACGGATCTTCTATTCTCAAATCCTGTCAAGATGGGAATGGACGGCATGATGTCGTACTCTTCCATCTTGGAGTCCATGTTTTTTCTTGTCTTTTTTGCGCCAAGGGAGTTTGACTTGTCAACAAGGTCTTTGGTGACTTTTCTTCGATACTCATCTTGCACAATCTGCGCAATTGATTCAATTGGGTTTTTAGGAATAAGATCGTCGATTGCCATGAAGCACCTCACTTCAAGTATACATGTTTTTGATGAATATGTTTTGTTTTTCGCAATCTAGACAATTTCCATCTCTGATTTGTCAAGCTCACTCTTTGCAGCAGCAAACAAGTCAATGCCTGCAGCGCCCGTGACTTGCAAAAGATACATCATGGTTTTGCCAATGGATTCCTGAAAATGATTCTTCTGGAATTTCATGGCGTTTGTGGTAGGAATATTGTCCTCCAGCGCGATGTTGATCTTCTCCTTGAGCCAGAGGTACTCGCTTGCCACGGTAATATGCTGGATGGCAAGCAGCAAATCCCTCTGCATGCAGGAAACACCCAACGCCCCATTTCTCTTGGGATACAATCGTCTTCTTTGCGCTTCCTCAAATGCCCTCAGGCTCATGTTGGACATTACGAATTGCCCAAGACCGAAGGAAGAGAAACGGCGGCTTTCTTTCGCCTGCCAATTTGCGAAGCAATCATTGCATTCTTCTGTACGCGCTGGCTGTGATCATACTGCGTGACCCACCGTATGCCGGGGTGATTGCTCTCCAGCACCACCTGGATGATCTTGATGCACGTATTGAGCCCTTCTTCGGTGTCGACAAAGGAAGGTGGCACATCAACGTTGAAATTGACCGTTGCGGATTCCTTGTCAACATTCGGCACCTCCACCTCTGTCCACATGGTCCAGTCAAATCCGCCAGGCTTTCCTTCCTTGTCTTCATGACGAATTGCCAAGACCGAATACCTGACCTTGGCGTTTCCCCCTTCCGGAAGATTGATGATCCGGGAGACTGTGGTTCGCCGAAACCACCACTCGTCACCCGGTGTCAACCACATGATCGGCCGATCCTCAAATTCCGGATGCTTGGGAATATCTATCTGGACAAACCGTTCTCCGTATACAGGAATCTCATCCTGATCATTGGCATCATTCATGATCTTGTGTCTCAATTGGATTTTCGTTCGTGATCTTGCGAACCAGAGCAAGCAAATCCTGAGCTTCTTGGGAAAGGGTTACCTTTGTGACTCCAGTCATCTCGTCAAACAACGAAAGCATCTGGCCAAGAAGAATGATCGGATCTTGCGTATTCAACGCAATTGCCGCACGAAGTGCCCGTTGTGTCTGGATCCATTGCTGAAGACGGGACTGCTGCGCCATCTTCATGTTCCGGGCATGGATTGCCTTGTGTCGCCACGACTGGTACGTATCATCGCTTTCATTCAACTTGGACTTGCGGTTATCGTCAGTAAGCTGGGCGCGGATCTTTCCCAGCTCTTCGCGCAATGCCAAGAGACGGTTCTGTGCATCCGAAATGGTTTTTGGCTCATCGATGAGACGGTTCTCAAACGTTTGTGATGGAATATTGCGTGACATAAGGTTCTCCTTGATTATGATTTCGCACGAGATTTTGATTGTGAGCGTCCGGAGCCAACGATTGGTTGATATTTCCTTAATAATATCTCTTGCCTTTGCATCCGGCAAATCACTTCGCCTATTGCAATTGCATCACAAACGTTCGAATTGATTATATCAGGTTTTTTCTGATATCTCGGCAATTCTATTCCCGATGCAGTCAGGATCATCTGCACGGCTTCCTTTGATGCCGTTGACGAA